AACAATCACATAAGCTGCATGATGTTTATGATCCATCCACAATTTTTGTGCTTTAATTTTTAGATTTTCCATTTTTTCTCCTATACAAATTTAATTTCATTTTCAAAAGAAATGTCTTGTGCCCAGTCTTTATGAAACATATAAGTTCTTTTATCTTCTTTATTACATTCACAAGATTCACAATTACATTCTTTATGCTCTTCGTTGCAATGACACTCGTGGCCACACTTTTTACATTCTTTATTCATAAAGTAAGTATATACGATTAGGATTAATCGTAAAAGACTGTGACAGAACTTATTCCACCACTAATATCAACATAAGGCTTAGTTTCACAACGAAGTCCTGGTTCTGGGATATCACATTGATATTCATCCGCAGCTAAGGCTGTATTTAAAGTCATCATGATAGTACCTGTAGCACCACCATCTCTTAATTTAACAGTTCCTACATTTCCACTATGTGCTATCCACAGTGCTTTGACTCTAGCCGATCCACCGACTACATCGCCATCAGCAACATGAAAACTAGATTTAATTGTTGTAAAACCCATAATTCAATATTCTATTCTAAGTTATCTAGGGCGTCAAGAACGCCCTAGATAGTGTTATTTATCTATTAGCTCCAAGGTGTAGCAAATGCACCATTCCCAACTAATTGAGCTTCCACTAACCAAAGTAAACCATCAATTGCTCTACATCTGATGTGAGCACCTTCAAGTCCACCTTTAGTCGTTGCTGTCAAAGTCAATGTGTCATTGGAAGTACCTGCACTAAAAGCAGTTACAGCACCTGGATCAGTTGCTGTATTGTTGTAGATTGCCATTCCTCTGAAAACATCAGCTGTACTTCTACCCGCTGCAGTTCCTGCATTCAAAGTGAAAGTATTTGATGATGTTAAACTTGCAGTCATCACAAACTCATAGATCATTCCAACTCTGTTTGTAGAAGTTGGATCATCAGATCCCGCTACTGCTGGAGTTGCTGTGTCTATGATTGAAGGTAAATTAAACACGGTAACTGCGTCTCCAACCTGTATAATTTTACCTTGATATTTATCAATCCCTACAATGTTAGTTCCACCATCGGTAGTTCCTGCACCTATTGATTGAGCCATTTCTGGACCTGTTCCTAAGAATCCTCTTAAGGATCTTACTGGTCCCGCAAACGTTGTTCTTGCCATAATTATTCTCCTAGTTAATGTGAATATCGTCTCTAGGCCGTCGACTATACGCGTCGATATCCAATTAATTAATTGTATAGTGAGTGTATTATACCCAAAAAAAAGGGGCGCTACAAGAGCGCCCCTTAATAGATTTTTAGTAATCTAATTAAATAGATTACGCTGCTCCGCCAGTTCCGTAGATTCCTCTAGGGTCAGACCATCCGAAGACGTATCTTTCTCTAGCTTTGAATCTTACGTTACCAGTGTCGAAATCTCCTTCGATAGCTGTCTTGATAGGTGCTCTAACAAAGTGTTTTAGACCGTTAGGTGCATCTGTTATCAAGAACCACGCATCACTGTCATTTAAGTAATGGTTAACGAAGTATCCTTCAGGAACCATTCCCATGTGCATTAATGCGTTGATATCATTGTCAGCAGTGCCAACTCTTTGAGGTGATTTCAAAATTCTTTCAGCTGTGAATTGATTTTCTTTTGGAATAATCATTCTTCTAGCTTGAATTGCAATTTTTAATCCTCTCTCGTCAACAAACGATGCAATGTCTATCATGCCTTGTTCTAATGAGGTTTCAGACAAGTCTGCAGCAGTAGCCAGCGTATTGCTGAACGTACTGTTGTTAGCAAGTGAGTGAGTAGTAACGCAAAGTGCGCTTCCGTCACCACCTGTGTAGTTAGCATCAAAAGCATTATTCAAAATCGCGGCAGCTTTCACTTGTTTAGTGTGTGCCATTGATCTTGCTAAAGCTCTTGTGTATCTACCAGCTAATCTGTCATATAGATTGTCTTCAATAGCTTCTTCAGTGATAGCAAAAGCGAGAGCAATTGTCTCGTTAGTGTATCTAGAAGTATAAACCTCAGTTGCATTGTCGTAAGTGACCATTGCACCTTCAGATTTAGTTGCTGCTCCAGCAAAGCCGGAAAGCATTACTTCTTCTTCGAAAGCTCTGTCAGACGATTCTGTCATGAAAATCGCTGCTGCTTCATTGTCGTATCGGTTATATTCAAGTCCAAATAGTGCATTCAGACCTGGTTCTAGTTCTTTGACTAGCTGTGCTCGTGATATTGCCATATGTCTATGCTCCTATTAGATTCCTGCACCTTTGTTACCGTAAAAGTGATTATTGATAACCACTAATGCTTTAACATTGCTTGCAGTTTGATCTTCGTTGTCCGGATCTTGAGAGACATCAATTACACGAACTGCTTGAGTCGTTTTAATATCATTCGTAGATCTGTCCAACTGAACTTTGGATATACCTGTAGTCGTACTTCCTGTAACGTTTGTTACATCGAAGTTTTGAAAAATGAAAGTCGTATTCAGATCATCGTCAACATCAATCTTGAAAACTACGCTTGGGTCATCGATCACGAACGCCATAATGTCGCTCGCTGCAATGCCACCTGCATAATAATTACTCCAAGTTGGTTTGCTAGTAGTAGGATCTGTATAAAAACAACCATTAAAAACACCACAGATTCTTTCACCGTTTGCTGCAGTGTGACGAACTATTGTTCCTGTAGCTGCAGCTTGAACTGCATCTCCTTGGAAAATAGCTGTCGATTCGCTTGCCGCAATACGATATCTATTCTGAGCATTAATAAAGGGACTTCCATCTATCTTACGAACTGGTTTCAGTCCGTAGGTTGATGATGTATTTGCCATCTTTATATCCTCCGTTGGCGATTTCTCGCCGGGTTAGTTTAAACGATTTTGGACTATAACTAATAAATTAGGTTTTTCGTCCGCCACCAAAAGTTACTCGAGACTGTCTATCAATATTGATAGGCATTCCCGGGTGTTGCTCCTTCATTAAATCGTTATCAACCGCGGTCATTGAATCTGCTGATATTTTTTTAAAATAATCAGCGCGCGATCTTGCGATCTCCTCAGGTATCCTTGCCAACACAAGGCCTCCAACCCCAATTAAACCAGCGTATTTTCCTTCATGAATAGTCGGGTATTCATTTTTGCCTAATTCACTTAACAGTGTTTCAGCTTTAAGAAATTCCCAACCTTCTCTAAGTCTTTTGGATACATTAGCTGAATCCATAAAACCCATACTCTCAGTTCTTATCCATCTCTGAACATAACCTTGAGGCGCCGCTGGCGCATCGAGACTAGATGGTGGCGTCCAGGGTTGATTACGTGTATCTTTATCTCTCTCCTGTGACGCGCGTGAGGTCTTTATTACTTCACTCGAGCTTTTTTTACTCATGCTTCCTCCTTCACGTATTTAGCGTATTCTTCTAGTGGCACCCCTAATTTTTTAGCAATAGCCACCTGTGATTTGGTGAGTCTCACAGATCTGCGTCCTTGTTGAGTTCTACCAGCCGAAGCTACCGTTTGGACGGGTTTACGGGCTTCTGTTTTGGCCGTAGCAGTCTCTGACTCAAATTTATGAGGAAAATATTCCCTCATTTTGTCGTCAATCTGATTATAATACTCATCACTCTCGACATCAACCCCCCTGCTCACTAAATCTTCATGAACATTCCAGGCTGCTCCCGACATGATTCGATCATTACCAAACCACTCATTTGTCTGAGCCCAAGCTTGCGCTTTTTCACTTGGCTGCTGAAACTCTTCCGGCATTTGAGCCTGCATATTCCCTGCTTGTTCTACCGTTTTAGTTTCTTCTGCTTGTCTTTTTTTCAAAGCCTCGTGCTCAGCTAACTTTATTCTAGCTTTCTCTTTTTCAACAGCAAGTCTTGTGAGTTCATCAGTAGCTTCCATAATTTTATTTGGCTCCTGGGCTCCAATAGCTTCTGCCAACTTAGATTTAACTTGATCTCGTTGTGCATCTACTCTTGCGTCGAATTCTTTAAGATGACCTTCGCTAATTTCATCTAACTTGCCTTGGGAACTATCATATTTTTGTTGTAGTCCTTTAGCAAATTCAGTCGCAGCTTTTTCTCTTCTTTCTGCTTCTCTAGCTCTGTAAGTTAACTTGTCTATTCTTTTTTGAACACCTTCAGTATACTTACCAAGATCTTCTTTTGGTTTTTCTTCTTTAGGTGCTGGTTTAGTTTCTTCTACCGGATCTTCAATTTGTTCTACTTGAATTTTCGCCTTCTCATCGTCTTTATCATGAGAGGTATATCCTAAATCTACTTCACCAACAT